CACTTGCCCCTGTTTCACCCTGAATGCCTTGAGCCCCAGCACCAGCGGAGGCAGTCCAGTCAGAACCATCCCATACGAGAGAATTACCTGTTACGGGGCTTGTTATAGTAACATCTGTAAGCCCACTAAGAGAACTGGATCCTCCTCCACCGCCACCTCCTGTTATAGCAGAGGCACCCCAAAAAGAACCATCCCAAACTAAAGAATCCCCTGTGGAAGGTAGAGATATCTCTGCTCTCAAGCTTGGATCTATATCCACTAAACTTGAAAGTGTTAGACTAGATAAACCTAGATCGCCTTTAAACTGAGTTAAACTAGATGTACCAGTACCACCTGTAGTAACACCTACAGTATCTCCTGCCTGGAATTCTCCTATTTGAGAGGACCCACCAACAGTAACAATTCGTAACGGAATTTGATCAGACATATCTTATTATATCACCCTCTTCCATTAGAAAATGCAGTGCCATCAGCAAACGCTAAAGAGGCTGAGATAGCTTCAGTAGTTTCTTTATGAAAAACTGATCTAATATAAGGGCTACCACTAATAGCAGCATGTACCTTACTAATCGTATCTCCTGCCCCACCTGAACTAGCACTTCCTATATAAGTAGCTAAATTAGTCTCAGAAGGGTCAAATACCCTAACTGCATATCTGTCGTTAGTTTGCTTCCAAAAAGAGGCAACATAACCATTCCCGCCACCCCTAGTCAAACTTCCAATTCCATAAATAGTTAGAACAGGTCCAGTGCTATCGCTAAAAGTAATAGAAGAATATCTAAGTTTTCCTTTTCTCCTTCTAGCGGGAGATGTAAATGATCTAGTAGGATGAACACTTTTATGCGCCGTAAACATTAGTTACCTGTTGGAAGTTTATTGTCTGCGAAGGAGTTTGTTACTCTAACATTTCCATAAGTAACAGCGTAAAGATGATCAGAAGTATTACTTTGCGATAATCGTATAGAATTTGATACATCTGAAGGAGCTAAGGACAACACTACAGTACCTGTAGGGACGCTGGCAATGCCGCCAGCGATACCAGATGCGCTGTTATTAGTTATTCCACTTGCGTCTGGGAAATTAGCCTCCCCTTCAGCGGTAGAAAGTCCATTAGGAATAACTAAGAAAAAGTCATCTCCTCCCCCTGCTCCAGTATGTCCACTAACGTCTTCTACTTGAATATAGTTACAATCAATCGCTGTACCAGAACTATCAGTAAGGTTTACCGTAACTGGGGCTTGGTCTGTGACACCCACTAATTTTACATATGGTCTAAATGCTTGTCTCATAATTACTCCTGATCGAACTCCTCAGGTCCACCAATAAGGTCTTCTAAATCTTTTAGATTTTTCATTAGATCTTTGGTTGACATTGTTTTCTCTTCCTCATTCTCTTCTAAGGCATCTTCTTCATCTTCCTTGTCCTTCTTGCCTTTCTTTTTCTTCTTGGGCTTGTCTTCAGACTCTTCCTCATCATCATCTTCCTCAGCCTCCTCAGGGTCTTCAGAATCTTCGGGAGCTTTAGCCTCAGGCTTGTCCTCCTTCTTCTTCTTTTCAAGCATAAGCTTGTCCATAAGAAGATCAACCATTTCAGAATCCTTAGTTAAAGACTCTTGTAGTTGGAAAGAAGAAACAATCTCCTCCTCCTCATAAAGGTCAGAATACCCTGATTGAGTAAATAGGTACTTGATAGCCTCATTGATGTCAATGGCTTCTACACCATTTTTAGACTTAAGTAAATCAGAGAAACTACTTAGAGCCTCTTTGATAACACTACCTTTAGGAGATACTTTGGCAAGACTCTCAAAAATAAGAGATTGAGTATTTAGCAGAGTTTTAAAGGTGGGAGTCTCTTTTAGGTTATTGACGTTAACACCATACTTTTCCTGAAGGAGGTTTGAAACTAAAGCTCTAAGAGGTTTCTTCATTTCAAACAAAGATCCAACAAAGCCCTTTAGGTCTTGCTTACTAAAAGTAACCTCTTCGTGTAAGGCGTTTAGGTTCTTAGAAATAGTATTGGATAGCTGCTTCTTAGAGATAAGAGAAAGATAAGGAATTTCAGCAACTGCTTCAGCTAACGCTCTTGAAACTACTTCAGTATCTTCTTCAAAGATCTGGTTAGCTAAGTTAGAGATGCTGGGCTCAGTAACCCACATAGACTCAAAAGACTTCTTAGACTCTAGAATCTCCTTCTTTACTAGCTCTTGTCTGCAAACCATCTCGTAAACAGTTTGGCTTTCCCCAAGGCTAACCTCAAAGTTACCAGACTCTTGTAGTTCTGCAACAGTTTGCCTAGGAATATCAAACGCCTTGGCAACAGTATTAGATAGTTTAACAGCGTTTACAATTTCAGGAATGGAGCTAATACGCTCAACATTCTCTGAAAGGAAAGTAGAGATGTTCTCAGATACTTCAATAAACCTTTCAAACTCCTTAGTACCAGTAATGTTAAAGGTGTTATTGAATGACTCCGTTTGCTCCTCTAGTTTTTGAACAGTTTGGTTAAACTTAATGCGTTTTCCCCAAAAATCAACTAGAGTGTCAAAGGCTTCACCAGCGTTAACTAACTCTTCCGAGTACACGCTCTCAATAAACAAAGAAATTTGATTCTTGGCTGCTGAATCAAATTTCTCCTCCTCCTTAAAAACATCCCCAGAATCAACTACGATATCATCTAGTATGATATTATCATTAAAATAATAGCTTCCTTCAATAACATCACCGTCCTCAGTAACTAAAGTTACCTTTGAGTCCATGTCATCCACTGAGAATAAGGATACGTTTTTACGAAGAGAATGACCCAAACTGTCCGCAAGTAAATTTAAATTTGAAATCTTTTTATTTCTTTGTGAGAAAAACTTTTCCATGTCTTTTTATATGAATACTCTATTATATAGGCTATAGAGTGGGTGAATTTTTAGAATTTATTTTTATTTTTTAAAACCCTAGAAATTGCCTTATATCTTGGAGAATCTAAACCTTCCTCAAGCATGTATTTATCTTTTAATTTCGTCAGATATTCAACTTCTTCCTTTTTAGCCGTAGGCTTAGGAGGTTGAGTTGCTTTATCTACTTTAATGTCTAAATCAGCCTGATGCTCCGCTGATTGCGCCCCAAGCTCTGCTTGATTCTGCTGCTGGTCCATAGCAGCCTGAGATTCTATACCAGTCTGAGCCTGCATTTGCTCTTGTTCTGCTTGCGAATCCTTCTCTTGCTGCTCTTCAAGCTCTTTCTTGATAATTTCAACCTCAGTATCAGTAAGGTCGTAAATTTCCCTGTAAATATGGCTAGTAGGGAATAAACCAGTACCAACTACAGCCTGAACAAGCCTAGCTCTAGCTTCGTCAATCTCAATTTTACGCTTGACGAACACATCAGATGCATCAGGTAGGTCAATATCTACAGTACTATAAATACTTCTGGGATATCCAACCATCTTGAGATGCTTTTTAGCTACAGTACGGAAACCAACAGCTAATGAGTCTTGAATCCTCTTGATAACCCTAGCAAACTTTACATCCAACTGGGAGAGGTTAGCTTTTCTTTCAGGGGACTTGTCATATTCAACAATGTAGTCCTTAGGAATCTTAAGGGTCGCAAGTAGCTTATCTCTAAAGTACTTAACATCATCGACTTCCCCAAGGTTTTGTGCCCCAGGTAAGGTTTCGATCTTAGTTCCTTGGTTCCCTCTAATAGGTACGAAGAAGTCCTCGTCTACAGCTAGAGGGTTATACCTTGCATCTACCTTACCTTGATTGTGGAATTTCTCTTTCTTAAACCTAGTTTTTATAGTCTCCATGAAAGCTTCTGCTTTGGAGGAAGGCAAGTTACCTACGTCAATATAAAAGATTCGCCTCTCAGGAGCCCTAGAGAGACGATAAACAAGCATGGCATCTTCCATTAGCTTCAAGGACCGATAGACTCTAACCGCTCCTGCCATAATGGACTTACCATAAGGATAATACTTAGGATCAGATGTATGCAGACGGAAGTGTACGATCTGGTTCTTATCCAATTCTAGGAATTGTGAGTTAGAAGTTTGCCAAGCAGAACCACCTTTTTCAGGAATCTCCTGCATGAAGGTTTTAAGGTATCCAAACTGATCCTCAATCCTTAGGATATAATAAGGGTTTAGGATTTTAATTTTCCTAATACCATCTTCCATATTGTTAGCGTTAGCTACAACTTCAATAAAGGTATCTCCGTACTTACAGCATCCTCTAATGATATCCCAGTAAACTTCATCCATACGGACCCTATCAAACAGCTTCTCTACTTCTTTAATGGCATCAACGCTATCAGAGCGTACTCTCCATCTTTTGTTTCTTAAGTCTCTTTGAGTACAATCATCGGCGTAAATATCAAGAGCAGCAGTAATTTCAGGATAATCATCCATCTTCTCATACTCATCATAACGCCTCTTACGATTAAGTTCTGCCTCTGGTAGGATAGGAGAGCCTTTAGAATAACCCCATACAGGACTCCCTAAACTATCAAGTGCCCCCTTATTAACAATAAGATCGCCTTCTCTACCTCTAGGATCACCTTGAGCAGCTAACTTCTCCTGAGCAGCAGTCGCAAAGAACTTAGCAAAGATCTTGGACATATACCCAGTGGAGTACATGGTAGATACACTACCATCACCTAAGGGTGACCAACTAGTGTGGCCTGGGCCAGCGTTTTCGTTTAATTTACTCATTTAAGTAACCAAGACATGTCTTCTTTTGTGTATCCAGTTGACGTTTTTATCTGCTGAGACTTTATAGGTACAAGAGGTTGCTTCTCTTTGTACGGGTTAAATTTAATGATCTCAGGGTTGTCCTCTCGGTAGCGTCTACTACCATATATAGATAGAGCCAAACTCATAACTAAGTCATCATTTTGTCCACTATCTGCTTGATATTTCCCAGAATCACTGATAATGAAGGTATTAAGCTCCTTGACGGTTCTTTTTGAGTTAATTTTAACCTCGTTAGTTCTGATGGCTTCTTCCATATCTACAAGAATAAGATCCCTGTTCTTACTGGTTATCTGTAACCCCATCTCCATTTTCTCATTGAACCACACATTCTCGTACTCTAACTGTTCAAATAAGTAGTCTAGTAGGTTATTACCGATGGTGTTCCTTTCAACTAAAATGGGACATAAATTATAATAGTTCCCTTCATCAAAGCAAATCTTTGAAAACTCATTGATTGGCGTAGTGTTACTATAAAACTCAGCTACTTGTTCACCAGAATACATATCAATTATTTGGAATGCTGAGTAATCTCGCCCTCTTCCAAGAGCTACATCAACGGCCATAAAATAAGCCGAGTTAGGGTCAGGGTCTTTCCAAATGTACATCCTGTTGTTATACTTCCTATAGAAATCATCATTAACATTCTCAACTAGGGTAGTAAGGATACTACCTTCAATAAAGGTATCACCTGTACCTAAGAAGTTACTCTCATACTCTTGTAACCATTTCTTGTGGCTAATGTTGGCCCTAGTGGTTTTCTCCCAGTCATCAATAAGCACAGGGGGATTCCTCTTCTCCATTTCCTTATATAAATCCTCATACCCTTCAACTCTATTGTACTCTGGGTGGCTCTTCCAATCAATCTGTATGGGGTTGAAGGAGTTAGCACCAGCCTCAGCCTTGTTCCAAGCGTCATAGTACCAATTACCCATACCATTAACCGTAGATAGGATGAATGCTCTACCACCTGTGGAGATGATGGGATATACAGCAGCCCAAATAGTATCAATGTGTTCAATGAAAGCAGCCTCATCAATAATCAACCAAGACCCTGAAAGACCTCGACCAGATTGCTTACCTGACGGACGAGACTTAATATGAGAGTTATTTTCAAGCTTGAGGTTGTGAGCGTTGATCATGGTAGCCTTAGGCTTGATCCAATCAGGAAGTTCGTCATACATAATCTTGATACGATCAAGAACCTCAGTAGATTCAGTATCACCCACCGATAGAATTACAATAGTTTGGTGAGATTTGAAAATTACCTCCCACAATGATAATCCAGAGGCTAATGTAGTACATCCTGCCTGACGGAACTTTCTAAGAATATTAAACCTATTTCCTTGAATTTCATTTACAATTGTTTCTTGAAATGGGTATAATGAGAAAGGGACTAACCCTCTAACAGGGTGAACTACCTTAATGTAGTTTTTAAGAAAGTAGATCGGATCATCCTTACATTTCTGATACTCTTTTATATAGTCTTCTTTAATCATGAGTATTTACGCTTTCATCTGTACAAGGAGCAAGAACTTTAGTGACACTACTAAATCCCTCTCCTCTTATCTATCTACTGCTGGTATAAAGACTAAGTTCTTAGTAAATCAGAAATCCATCTTTGAAGGATATCAATCAGCATTTGATAAGTTTGAAATAAAGGATGATGATATTGTAATCCTATGTCATGACGATATAGAGATTCTAACAGAACCATTAGCCTTTAAAAGAATTATAGTCAGTTCGCTATTTGATAAAAAGACTGGGTTCATTGGTGTAGCTGGAACTACTAAACTAACAGGGGATGCTGTATGGTGGAACCAAGGTCCATGGAGAGAAGGAAAGCATAAAGGCTTTGTATATCATGGTAAGGATATTATGGAAGCTGACTCGACCTACTATGGGCCTCCTGGAAGAGTTGTATGCTTAGACGGGTTGTTCTTAGCAGCTAAGGGTAAAACGCTTAGAGATGTTGGCTTAGGGAAGCCTGAACACTTTGTAGGGGACTGGGACTTCTATGATATACATTACACAGTAACTGCACACCG